GCAAAAAATTAAATCAAATGGAAAACACTTTTACTGTAAGGGACCTAGGTGTCGCCGAGCAAAAATCAGTACAGGAAGTTGAACAAGAGTTATTGGATAAGCATGAGGAGAGTATTGCTGAACCAGAGCATGTAGAAGTTCAAAACGAACCTGAAGTAGAATTACCAGCAGAGCCATCAAGGGCAGAGCTAGAAGATAATGACGTTCTTTCATATATTAAAAACAGATACGGAAAGGAAGTAAACTCTATTAATGATCTTATCGCAGAGAGAGAAGAGAAGAAAGAGGACTTACCAGAGGACGTAGCTGCGTATTTTAAATACAAAAAAGAAACTGGACGTGGAATTGAAGATTTTGTTAAACTAAACAGAAACTTTGACGACATGGATCCGGATGATTTATTAGTTGAGTACTACTCTCAAACAGAAGAGGACTTAGACAGAGATGATATTCAATATATGATCGAAGATAAGTTTGCTTACGATGAAGAGTTCGATGATCCAAAGGACATCAAGAAAAAGGAAATCGCTAAGAAAAAAGAGCTTGCTAAAGCTAAGAAGTTTTTTGATGAGTATAAGGAAACATATAAGACGCCTCTTGAGTCAAAAGGTAGTTCTGTTTCTGATGACGAAAAAGAAGCTTACGAGGCTTACAAGAAATATGTTCAAGATTCCAGTAATCAACAAGAAGAGAATCTTAGAAAGTCTCAATACTTTCAAAAGAAGACTGAAGAACTTTTCTCTGATGAATTCAAAGGTTTTGATTTCAATGTAGGAGATAAGACAATTAAGTTTTTACCAGGAGACGTTACAGAGACTAAGAGAGCACAATCTGATGTTACCAATTTTATATCTAAGTATTTAGATGAGAATGGATTGATTTCAGACCACGTTGGTTATCATCGTTCATTAGCTGCCGCTATGAATCCAGAAAAAGTTGCTAAGTTCTTTTACGAACAAGGTAGAGCAGAGGCGTTATTAGATAACACCAAAAGAATTAAGAATATTGATATGGAGATGAGAAATTCTCCTCAATCAATTGCTCAGTCTGGATTTAAAGTTGTTGCGTCTGATGGAGATAGCGGAAGAGGACTAAGAATAAAAAGCAATAAAAAATAACAAACAAAACTAAAACAAAATGGCTGGATCAGTACAAGCAACCCCAGGGTTTGCATTACAACCTAGTGCTACATTACAAATTTCGACTTCTTGAATCAGTATCTTCCTGATACTTACGAGAAAGAATTCGAGCGTTACGGAAATCGTTCTGTTGCATCTTTCTTAAGAGCAGTAGGAGCTGAGATGCCGTCTAACTCAGACCTTATCAAATGGGCAGAACAAGGTCGTCTTCACACTAAATACATTGACTGTTCTTCTGATGCAGCTGTAGGTGGAGATACTGCTACAATTACAGTTGATGATACTTTAACAGGATCTATCGCTTTCAAACCAGGGCAAACAGTTTTCTTATCAGATAATGCTGCTGCTGCTAACTCAAACAAAGCAATCATCACTTCTGTTGATTATACTGCTGGTACTTTTGACGTAGCTTACTACGAAGCTGCTGGACAGTCTTTCGCTGCTACTGCAACTGTTACTGCTTTCGTTTATGGTTCTGAATTCAAAAAAGGAACTGAAGGTCAAACTGAATCTTTAGAGGCTCAAGACGATATCTTCGAAAACAGCCCAATCATCATCAAAGAGAAGTATGCTGTTTCTGGTTCTGACATGGCTCAAATCGGATGGGTTGAAGTAACTACTGAAAATGGAGCTACTGGATACTTATGGTACATTAAATCTGAGCACGAAACTCGTTTGCGTTTCGAAGATTACTTAGAGATGTCTATGATCGAAGCTGTTCCTGCTGAGGCTAACTCTGGAGCTGTAGCTAATACTGCTTTTGGAAATAAAGGTTCAGAAGGTTTATTCTACGCTGTAGGACAAAGAGGTAACGTATGGTCAGGTGGTAACCCAACTGCATTAGCTGATTTTGATGCTATCATCCAACGTTTAGACAAGCAAGGAGCTATCGAAGAAAACGTATTGTTCATCAACCGTCAATTCTCTTTCGATATCGACGATATGTTGGCTGCTCAAAACTCTTACGGTGCTGGTGGTACTTCTTATGGTTTGTTTGACAACGATAAAGAAATGGCATTGAACTTAGGATTTACAGGATTCCGTAGAGGTTATGATTTCTACAAAACTGACTGGAAATACTTGAACGACGCTACACTTAGAGGTGGAGTTGTTGGAGGTGCTATCAATGGTGTATTAGTTCCTGCTGGATCTACTACTGTTTACGATCAAGTACTTGGTAAAAACGCTAAACGTCCATTCTTACACGTTCGTTATAGAGCTTCTGAGACTGAAGACAGACGTTACAAAACTTGGATTACTGGTTCTGCTGGTGGAGCACAAACTTCTAGCTTAGATGCTATGGAAGTTCACTTCTTGTCAGAAAGAGCTTTATGTACTTTAGGTGCTAACAACTTCTTCTTGTTCGAGAACTAGAAAATAGTTAACAATATACCAGGGTGTAACAGCCCTGGTTATTTTTTTTAAATTTAAAATCTTATCAAATGGCAAATCAAATTTCAAGTACAGACAAGATGTATGTACTTAAGAAAAAAAACACTCCGCTATCTTACATGTTAGCATCAAGAAACACACGTAGATCTCCGTTACTACACTTCGACGGAAAATCAAACAGACCTTTAAGATATGCAGTTAACCAAAAGAGCCCTTTCGAAGACGAACAGGATGGTAACGCTATTTTAGAACCTATTGTATTTGTAGACGGTGCATTAAAAGTATCAAAAACAAATCCAGTACTACAATATTTTTTAGAACTACACCCTGGTAATGGCCAAGTATTTGAAGAAGTAAATACTGAGAAGGATGCTTCATCTGATATTGAAAAATTAACGAGTGAATTAGACGCTCAAATTGCAGCGAGAGACTTAGATATTGACTCTTTAGAGGCTGTAGCTAGAGTTCTATTAGGATCTAAAATTGATAAAATGTCTACTGCTGAATTAAAGCGTGATGTATTTGTTTATGCAAGAAATTATCCAATGTCGTTCTTAGAGATGTTGAATGATCCAATGCTACAACTAAGAAACACATGTGCTAAATTCTTTGAGTATGACTTATTAAAGTTAAAGAATAAGGGTAGAGATATTTACTTTAATCTTCCACAAAACAAGAAAAAATTATTGACAGTACCTTTTGGTGAAAATCATATTTACATATTAGCTTCTTACTTACAGACAGATGAAGGTATTGAAGTGTTAAGATTACTTGAGAATAAAATCGAGTAAATTACTTTTCTTTTTGCATTTAAAGGCGCTCTTTTACAGGGCGCTTTTTTTTATTATCTTTGTAAAAAGTTTTTAAGAATGATAAACTCAGTAAGAAACACTGTATTGTCTGTAGCTAACAAGAATAATTTTGGATACATTACTCCAGATGACTTTAACTTGTACGCTAAACAGGCTCAGCTAGATATATTTGAAGACTACTTCTATCAGTATAATACGTGGATACTAAAGCAAAACAATAGACAGTCAGGAAGTGGATATGCAGATATCGTAAAGAATGTAGAAGAGGTTATTGATAGCTTGTCTTCTACGGCTTCATTAACATTTACAACTCCTGTATTTGACTTACCTAATGACTTTTACTATTTAAACACTGTAAGATACGGGTCAAAAGAAATCGACAGAGTATCACAAGATAAGATACTAAATCTACTTTCATCTAATCTAACAGCTCCATCAGTACTATATCCTGCTTATGTTTTAGAGGGAGATAGTATTAAGGTATATCCAACATCTATAGCATCAAACGTTAGTACTCAGTACATTAGGTATCCAAAAGATCCTAAGTGGACATATACATCGTTGTCTGGAGGAGAGCCGTTGTTTAATCAATCAGCATCTGACTACCAAGACTTTGAGTTACCACTAACAGATGAGCCGTTACTGACTGCTAAGATACTTCAGTTTGCTGGTATATCTATTAGAGAGGGAGATGTGTTTACTTTTGGAACACAAGAAGAAGTTAAGAATCAACAAACTCAAGGATAATAATGGCATATTTAACTGGTTATCAATACTATGAGAATTCAGGTAATATACCTGAAAATGAGAACTGGGGATCGTACCAGTATATATCTTTAGAAGATATTGTAAATAATTTTATGTTGATGTATGTTGGTAACGACAAGTTAATAAACAACGTACAGAGATACAATGTACTATTCCATGCAAAGAGAGGAATTCAAGAAATAAACTACGATGCGCTAAAGGAAATTAAGGTACTAGAAATTAGTATCTGTGACGATCTTAAGTTTATATTACCAAACGACTACGTAAATTACGTTAGAATATCATTATATAAAGATGGTGTATTACGACCGCTTACTGAAAACATTCAAACGAATTATAGTAATAGTTATTTACAGGATAATAACTGTAGGGTTTTATTTGATCAGGACGGAAATATATTGGAGGGGACTTCTATTTTAGATTACGATAGGGTTACTGACAAACAAAAAACAATGTATCCTGGAAGCGGAATGTATGCTGGTAGAGAAGGTGTAAATATAGATCAGAACTGGTACTTCGATTACTCTATTGGAGCTAATTATGGTTTAAACACTGAGACTGCTAATGTTAATCCAACATATAGAATTGATAAAGCTTCAGGAGTTATTAATTTTGGTTCTGGAATGGCAGGTGAATTATGTATTTTAGAATACATTTCTGACGGAATGCAGGATGGTGATGATTCTAAGGTAAGTATCAATAAGATGGCTGAAGAGTTTATATACGCTTACATCAAGTACGCTATATTGAATGCTAAGGTTGGAGTACAAGAGTACGTAGTTAATAGAGCTAAGAAGGACAAAACAGCCCTTCTAAGAAACGCAAAAATAAGATTGAGTAATATTCATCCAGGTAGATTATTGATGAATATGAGAGGTCGTGATAAATGGATTAAGTAAGATATATGGCAAACGCTGATGTAAATTTCATTGCCGGTAGAATGAATAAAGATTTTGACGAGCGTGTAGTCCCTGCTGGAGAATACATTGATGCGTTAAATATCAGAATAGGATCTACTGAAAATAATAGTATAGGTGCCGTAGAGAATACTAAGGGTAATATAAAATTAACCACGCTACAGTATAATGGAGCGCCTCTTGTTGATGCTACATGTATTGGAGCGTATGAGGACGGATCTAACGAGACTATATATTGGCTTGTAGCGTCTCCTTTAGTTGATATGGTTGTATCATTCAATACAGACAAGAAACTTTTAAAGTATCACGTTGTATCTGAGGAGGTTCTTAATTTTAATCCTGAATATCTTGTTACAGGTATAAACTTAATTGATAATTTATTATTTTGGACTGATAATTTAAATCCTCCAAGAAAAATAAATGTAACCAGAAACTATCCCGAGCCAATAGCTGGAATAGATCAAATTGATGAGAGTGATATATCTGTGATAGTAGCTCCTCCATCATCTGCTCCTAATATTACACTTGCATTTGTCCCAGACGAAGAGAATTATATAACCGACAAGTTTATATCTTTTGCTTATAGATATAAGTATAAGGATGGGGAGTACAGTGCTCTTTCTCAGTTTAGCGAGATAGCTTTTGAGCCTGGAAACTTCAGTATAGACTATTCCACATTTGAAAATGCCGGAATGGAGAATATATTTAATTCGGTTAACATTAATTTTAATACTGGAGATAAAAATGTAGTAGGAATTGACCTTTGTTTTAAATTTTCAGACTCTAACATTATAAATGTTATAGAGAAGTATAATAAAAAACAAGAAGGCTGGTTTGATAATGCTAATCAAGAGATATCATTTACAAATAAAAAAATATATACTACGCTAACAGAAAGCGAACTACTTCGTCTTTTTGACAATGTACCTAGATTAGCTAAGGCCCAAACAACAATGGGTAATAGACTTATGTATGGCAACTATGTTGATGGATATAATATAGAAGATGAAAACGGAAACGCCATAGATATAGATTATGATTTAAGTTTGATATCTGAAGATGTCGGATTTGTTGAGTTGCCTGTAGATTTAACTGATGGAATAGTATACACTATAGATTCTTCAATCTCTAAAACTGTAAATAACTCTCAGTTTAATATAGACTTAGAAGGCGTTTCTTTAACTAGTGGATCATATCTTTCAATAAACATAAACTTACAGCACGACTCTTATTCTGGAGATACTTCTTACACTGATGCTCCTCAGAATAGTTTTGAATATGATTTTATATTTAATATTCAAAAGGATTACGGAAGTGTTTATGAACTAGCTACTAGTCAAGAATTTATAGATGCTATATCTACTCATGAGATTTACTCAAATGCTTGTTCTGGGATTTCATTAACAGATTTTTTTAATTGTCAAATAGTTACTAAGTCTGGATGGAATGAGGTTGGAAGTGGAATAGTTAGTTCTGACGGGTCATTTGTTATATCTGCATCATTAGGGTCAGACGTAATAGGAATTCAAATTCCTGCATTAAAATTTAGTTTTGAAACGTCTCCCGGTGTATTTGTATATGCTTATGAATACCTTTCAAGCGCAATTATCTCTGCTAGTTTTTCTGAATTAGGATCTAAACAAAGTCTGCATAGTAATAGAGATTACGAGGTAGCTATTGTGTATATGGATGAATATGGTCGTAGTTCGACTGCATTAGTTGATACTAATAATACAGTATTCGTACCTACATATAACTCAGATAAAAAAAACTACATAAGAGTAAATGTTAATAGTTTAGCCCCTAGCTGGGCTACTAAATACAAGTTTGTAGTTAAACCGTCTAAGAGTCAATACCAAGTGGTATATTCTAATATTTATTTTCAAGAAGACTCAGGTTTTACTTGGTTTAAATTAGAAGGTGACAATAGAAGTAAGGTTCAGGAAAACTCTACGTTAATAGTAAAGTCAGATTCCAACGGCGTCCTTAGGAATTTAGTAAAAACCAAGGTTCTAGCACTAGAGGCTAAGGGTAAGGATTTTATTGAAGGTAATAAGAATTCAGCAGAGAAGGATATTATAGAGCCAGCCGGTTTATATATGAAACTAAAACCTTCCGGTTTTTCTGCTAATTATACAGAGAATTCTTTTATAGACGAGGGAGAGATAAGTGAAGGCGGTAATTACGCTAACTTGTCATATCCTTGCTATATAGATAACCCGTTATTTGGAGACTCTGGAGAGTTGGAATTTATTCCTTATGATATTCCTGCCGGCAGTTTAATAAACATAAACTTTAAAGTAACAAGAAACTCTAGAGGAGAAAGTTGCGGTGAAAGAACATATACTTTTAATAAATCATTTACAGCATCTCAGGATTATGAGAGCTTGTTTGCGTTTATAACTGGAGATCATATTGACTTAACTTCTGGTAATTCAACCGGAGGTGATCTTACTGTTAATGAAAATGAATTTTTAAAAACTATAGGAACATATACTGGTGACATACCGGCTATCCCAGGCACTAATCAATATCAGTTTCAACAAGACTCTGCTAATGGTAGGTTATTCTTTGTAATGAAGAGTGGTACTCCTAATTGCGGGGGTATAGATAGAAGGGTGTCTAGAGTTTTCTGTCAAATTCAAGTACAGAGAGCTGAGTCTATAATGGTATTCGAAACTGAGGCTGCTGAAGCCAATGGAGAGACGTACTTTGAAGGAAGTGAATCATTTGATATTATTGACGGTTACCACCAAGGTAACGTTGTAAATCAATCTATATCTAATCCTTTTGCTACTGTAAACTTAAACTTCTTTGATTGTTTTACATTTGGTAATGGAGTTGAGAGTTATAAGATAGGAGACTCATTAACTGGTGCTCCGTTCTATCTTGGAAGTAGAGTTACTGCTGTATCTCAAGAAGATTTTAAAGAAGCCCACAGATATGCTGGAATAACATATAGTGGAATATATAATGAAGAGACTAATGTAAATAAGCTAAATGAATTTAATTTAGCGTTAGCTAACTTTAAGGATTGTGAAAAATCATTCGGACCTATTAATATTCTTCACGGAAGAAAGACAGATGTATTAACATTACAGGAAGATAAGATATCTTATGTATTAGCTGGAAAGAATTTACTTTCTGACGCAGCAGGAGGAGGAGCTATTACATCTGTTCCAGAGGTTCTTGGAACTCAGATATCTAGAATTGAAGAATATGGCATTAGTAATGATGCTCCTAGCTTTTCTGTTTGGGGAGAAGATGTATATTTTACAGATACCAAAAGAACGTCTGTTATTAATTTAAAGGGCGGATCGTCTCAGTCAGACGCATTGATTCCTATATCTAAACTAGGAATGAAAGGTTGGTTTAGAAATGAATTTAAAGATAGTATAAGTAGAGTTAAATTAGGAGGTTATGATCCGTACTTAAAAGAGTATGTACTTTCATTAACTGACGATACAACTCCATCTCCTGTAGATACTTTTGAGTGTGGATTTACTATATCTCAGGACAATGCTAATAACGAATTGTTATTTAACCTGGAGTTTGGAAGTGTTATTGGTGAAGCTTCTTTTGACTATAACTTTGAAAACGGATCAGCTAACGTAGCGGTTTCTTATGACGGTGTTACTGTTATTAATGAGGTTGTTTCTGGATCTGGAACATTAACTTTTAATAAAACAAAAGTAAATCCAACATTTGCAACAGTTACTATTACTCCAGAAGACGCTACTTATGTTTTTGTATTTAACTGTACCGTATCAGATCCAATAACAGTAGTTAGAATTGTAATTAACTCTCCGTCTAACGAGGGAGAAACTATTCATAACAACTATAATTGGACTCTTGAAGGATATACAAGTCCAACTAATATAGACTTCGTTTTGCTAGAAAGCGACGGAATATCATTGTATGATTCTAATACTGCTCAACCGTCTGTAGGTGTTATTCCTGCAATCGGAAGTACAATTAAGATTCAATCTGAGAAGTATATTACAGATACATTTGATTTTGATCCGTTAGCTAACTCGTTTAAATACTTAGTATCTAATACATTATATACTGAATCAGAAATAAATACACTAAGACCTTTACTAGCAGAGGCTACACCGATAGTTAATCCTGTTACAGGGAAATACGAGTCGTCGTTTGTGTATAATAATCCTAGCGGTTATCAGTACTTATATTTAGTATGGGATTTAGTAAACGCATATAGTATTGAATTGTGTTACGATGCTGACAGTTCAATAGAATCTTGTAACGGATGTGTGCCTGTTAATTGCGTAGTATCTGAATGGTCAGAATGGTCAGAATGTGTAGATGGATCTAGATCTAGAAATAGAACAGTAATTACTCCAGCTTCTAATGGAGGGACAGAATGTCCTTCGCTTATTGAAGTTGAGAGCTGTACACTTCCGCCTGTAGATAGTTATTTAATAAATCTTTGTTATGACGATACTAATAGTGAATTAGCTTGCGGTTGTGATCCTGTTCCTTCTTGTCCAGACAGAAGAGTAGTATTTCAGATATGTAATTCAAACTCTGCACTAGACGATAACTTTGATATTTATCTGAATGACATTTATATTGGAGCTGTTGATTTATCAACTAATGCACAAGTTGGATCTATATTTATAGCTGACGAAAATGTAGCTGTAGAGTTAGGATCTTCGGACTTTGTTTGTCCGTTGTCAGGAATGGTTACTTATCACTTTAATCCTTCAATACTTCTTGCTTCTAATATTTTAGAAATGAGAAATACTCAGAATAACGGTAATGGAAATTTTGGTCAGATAGGAGTTAGAAACTACTCTCTTTCTGGAACTACATTAAGTAGCCCTTGTGTTATAACTAATTTAGAATACTCAGGAGCTTCAGGAGATAGTTTTACATTTAATTTTGACTACACTCAGTGTTGTGCTTAATAATAAATAATAAAAATAATAAAATATGGCAACAAGTTCGATATATTACATAGACACAGCAGATTTTTCCACAGCAACAGCGGTATGGACAGATTCTATGCTTACAACTAAAGCTCCTGATGGATACTACTCGTTCGGAGGAAATTATAGACAACAGTTTTCAGGTTTATTGACAGCTATAGCTAGTTGTACAATACCTACTACAGCTTATTGTTATGATGGATTCTGGGAATTAGATGATCCAGCGCATCCAGGTGGAGGTTCAGTTACTTATATAAATAATTTAGGTATAGAAACTACCATAAATGAAATTTGGTCAGGATATCCTGCTAACTTTGAAGCCTCTTCAATAGTATCAACAGTAGGATGTGCTCCTTGTGTTTAATAATAAATAAATAAAATGGCATATACACTATCATTTAGCGAAGACTCAAAGGGATGGACATCGTTCTTTTCTTTTATACCAGAAAAAATGATTGGTATGAACTCCTATTTCTATACATTTAAGAACGGAAACTTATATAGACATAATTCTAACGAACTTAGAAATAATTTCTATGGTGTTCAGTACAACTCTAAAATTACAGGTGTATTTAATATAGAAAATGGAATGGTTAAGAATTTCAAGACCATATCATTGAATAGCGACGACTCTTGGAGATGTGAAGTTATAACCGACATGGCTACTGGATTTGTAGACAAGTCTTATTTTTCTTTAAAGGAAGGAGACTATTTTGCTCATATTAGAAGATACGAGACTGATGTTGACTTAGCTATGAGATCGGCTCAAGGAATAGGTGGTACTACCGCTGTTAATTCAGCCGTTCCGTCTGCTACGGTTATTACATTCCCTTTTAAAATTGGAAGTATAATAAGTGTAGGGGATGTTGCATATAAAAATAATGCTGGAGCGCTATTGAAATTAGGAACTATCACATCATTATCAGTAAATTCAATTACTGTAAATACGACTGTAACAGGAGGAAATATTCCGTCAGTATCAGATTATATATTATGTATAAAAAATAGCACAGCGGAGTCATACGGAGCTACAGGATACTACATGCAGTTTGAATTAGAGAACGATAATACATCAAGAGTAGAGCTGTTTTCTGTAGGAAGTAGTATTTTTAAAAGTTACCCTTAAATTTATTATCTTTGTAAAAAAAATGTTTTCCTGTAGAATAGAGAATAAACATAGTTTTTACAATACATTGTGTCAGTGGTGGACGGATTGGAAGTTTCCAATAATGAATATAGATATGCTACCAAATAATATATTTGTCGTAAGTAATGATGGAGTTGATTTATATGCGGTGCCTGTTTATTTAAGCGACTCTGATGTTTGTTGGATAGGGTTTATTACTGGAAACCGATACAGTACCAAGAACTTACGTTCTGGGTCGTTAGGGTTTTTATTAAATTATACAGAGCAGTACTTAAAGGATTCCGGCAGAAAGTTTATAATGACTGTAAGCGGAACTCCTATATTAAAGAAAACATTTACTGATAATGGTTATTTATTGTCAGGAGAAAATATTAACGAATACGTAAAAAAAATATAGTTATGGGACAAGCAGCAGCAGGAGCTACAGGAGTAGCGAGCGCAGGAGGTGGTTTGGCAGGAGCGGCAAGTGCAGCAATGCCTTGGGTATCACTTGGTTTAGGAGCGGCGAATATAGCTACTGGGCTAGTTGAGGCTAGTAAGCAAAAAGAACTACAAAGAGCAGCTGATAGAGAGGCTGAAAAAGCAGCGGCAGAACAAGAACGATTATTAGGCCAGAACTTTTTCGAGGCTTTACAGGTTCCTATGCAAGCATACGATAGAGAGTTTAGAGAAACTACAGCTCAGCAACAACAAGCTATGTCTGCTCTTCAAGAAGGTGATCCTAGATTATTGCTTGGTGGAGTTGGTAAAGTTCAGGCTGTAGCGGCAGAACAGGAGGCTAAAACAAGGGAGGCGTTAGGTCAAGACTTATTTAATTTAGGTAAGTTACAAGCAAACGAGGCTGGCCAAACTGCTGATCAATTAGCGGCACTTGAAGGTCAAAGATTAGCTGGAGCACAAGAAGCATCAGCAGCTGCGAGAGCCGCTTCACTACAGCAACAGCAAAGCGCATTAGCTGCTGGAGGTAAATTACTTACTGGACTTACAGGAATGATACCTGAGTATTCTAAAACTAAGACTCCTGGATTGTCAGGAACGGGTTCTGAGGTATTTAATAAGTTCATGAATTATCAACAACCACAAACTAGTCAGTTAGGCATTCCTCAATTAGCTCCTGCTCCACAGGCTTCTATTGGATTTGGAAAGAGTGCATTTCAACCTAACCAATTTGCCGCCGTAAGCATGCCTGATACGTTAGGATATTTATTTAACACTAAATCTTAATTATGGCAGAATTTTTAGGATACGTAAATCCAGCCAATGTAAAAGCTAACCCAACACTTGATTGGGGTTCTGTTATTACTGATGTTCAGGATACTATAATACAACAAGAACAGCAACGACAAGCCGCTAGAGATAAACAATCTAAGGAAAACGCAGATCTTAACAAGGAGTTAAACAAAATAAGTTTAAGTAGAAGTCAAGATGTTAACGGGTTTTTAACTAATAGCGTTTATAAGGCTAAGGAGATAAATAATGACGCTTACAAGTTATACACCTCTGGTAAAATAAATGGAAAGCAGTATAACATTATAAAGCAAAACATTAGTACTGGATTTAGTGAATTTGATGCCTTAGGTAAAAGCGTAGCTAAGATACAAGAGGAGTACGCTAAGTTATCTGAGGAAGGTAAAACTTCATTTTTAGCAGATTACAATATGGGTCAGCTAGGAAATTCTTTAGACTTGAAAAATAAGATTCCTTACGTTGATCCAGCAACAGGGTTAATGTACGTGGCTCCAATGGATGCTAATGGCAAGGCTGATATGTCAAAGTTAGACAGTCCTAGATGGATGCTATCTCAGGCCGATATGCCATTAAAATTTGATTATCTAGCAGAGGCAGATAAGAGATCTAAGGATATAGGAAAGTATGAGTATATACTTAAAAATCCACCAGCTGGAGGTATATGGACAATTGACAATATTCAATCTAAGCCTGAGTTTAAAAAATTCTTAGATGAAACTGCTGCTTCTATAGCGTCAAATCCAACTAAACAGGCCAGTATACTAGGCGATAGAGCTGGTAGTTCTTATACATTAACTTCAGATCCTAATGCTAAAGATAAGGACAGTATAGTTGTTAAAAAGGATTTGTCTACAGGTGTTAATACACCTGTTCTTACTGAAGAACAAGTGAAAGAGTCTGAAAATATAGTTAAAAATGCTATACTTGCCAAGATAAATCAAACCTTAAAACAGCAAGAGGGGACTTGGCATGGATTTGCTCCTAGTAGTGGCGGTGGAAAACCTAAAGACATGAGTAAGGTTCCATTTATTGGAGAACCGTCTTATATAAACACAAAAGATAGGACTATAGGTAAGGTTGTACCTGTGTCTGGTGTTACTATTAAAAGAGCTCCTGGAGTGGTAGAACAAGTTAATAGGGTTGGTATTAGTAACGGTAAGTTATTTGTTACGTATACTAAATATAACGGAACTAGCGGATATGAAGACTTTGATTCTGGAAATAGAGCCAGTTATAAAAATAAAGAAACCGTAACTGTTTATGAAGATAAAGACAGGAATAATATTAACGAAAGACTTCGTTTTGTTGGTGGAGGGTTTGAAGATATTGAATCGGCTAAACAAACTTTAGGGTTTACTCCTTCAAAAGGAAAAAGTACTGCATCAACAGAAAATCTTAGATCTAAATATAATTACTAAATTATGCCAGATAACAAAATATTATCGCAACAAGACAGAACTAAACTAGACGGTATAGTTCAAAAAATGATCAGCAATAAAGAATCAGAAAGTAACATTAAGTTTGTTGTCGAAGACTTTAAAAATAAATACGGTTCAAGTGGTGAAGTAAAAAAAAAAGAATCATCTCAGCCTACTTCTCAAGAAAATCTTTGGGGATCAAATTCACAACCAAAGGATGTGTATACTTCATTGGTTACAGATCAACAGATACCTCAACAGGAATCGGTTATTTCAAATGGAGAACAGTCTAAGCCGATATTGAAAGGACTTCCGAGCGTAGAGTCTCTAAAGAAAAAACCTATACAGCCTAAAAAAGAAACTGCTAGAATAATTAAAGATGTTATTCCTGAGGTTAATAAGGCTATTTCTATAGAGAAAGGTAAGGAAGACTTTTCTGAAGCAACTCAAAAAGCTAGAAAAGAATCTAAATCCTTAGTAGATAAAAAACAAATAGATCAAAAAATATCTGAAGTAAGTACACTTCAGAATGAATATGCTAAATCTTTAAAAGAAATTGATCTGGCAAAGAAGTTACTGTCTGATGAAAAATCAGAAATTGATTATCAAATGTCAATTGGTAATAATACTCCTGAATTCAAAGAAAGAGTTGCTATTCATAACGCAAAGGTTCAAGAAAACTTAGATAGATTTAACTCGCTAAAAGATAAGTCTGAGGTTATAAATTACAATAAAAAAGTAATAGAGTCTGCATCTGGAAACTTACTCAGAGACAAAGCAGAGAAAGGGAACTGGTTCGGAGCTATATACAACAAAATGTTAGAGGGTGCTAGTTCTATATCTTCTGGAGCTACATCTATGCTTATAGATTTATCAGCAGAAATTATACCATCCAAGTATTTAATAGGTCCTAAAGAGCTAAAAAGACTAAAAGATAAAGGTCTAAACCAAGATCAGATAGACGACTATATAAAGAAATCAGCTAAAAAAGATATAATACCTACTATAAGAAAGGCTAACGTTGAGTTATTAGGAGATAAAGGAACTACAGAAGAGTATGTAAAAAAGAAAGAAGAGTCTGGATTGATCGAGGGTGGTATATTGGGCTTGGCTGGATCTGTTCCTGCTATGATGGGTGGAGTATATGGAAGGGCTACTAATTTTTTTCTAAGCGGTTCTGATGCCGTTGAAAAAGAGATGGAGTTAAATCCTGACTTTCAAAACATAAGTGAAAATGAAAAGCTAGCTGTAATTGTCCCTATAGGAATTGCTAATGCAGTTTTAGAAGAGTTTGGTTTACAAGGAGTTATGAAGAATAACTCTATTGTAAATAAATTAGTTCATAAAACTTTACTAAAGGTAGGTGCTGATGCTAGCGCTAGTACTTTTAAAAGAGCTATGAATAGCGAAATAAAAAACGGAATTGCTTCTGGGTTATTTAAAGTAGGATCTGGTTTCGCATCTGAAGCTGTTACTGGAGGGTCTCAGCAGGCTGCTGAAATAGGTATAAAAGATATATACAACGTAGTCAAAGATAAGAAGATGTTTCAAACTCCAGAAACGTTATCTGATGCTGTGTCTCAAATATCTGACGCTGCTATAATGGAGGGTATTGGGGGTACTGTTATGTCTACACTTCCTGCTATTAGTACTGCTATGCAGAATAACGAATTAGGTAAAAAGTCTACTGACTTTGAATTTGAAATACTAGATAATATAAACGAAAATTCAGAGGAGTTCAAAAAGTTATTTGCTACTGACTTAAAAAACAAAATGATCGAAGGAAAGATCACTAAGGATGAGGCTGAGTCTCAACTTAAGTCCTTCGATAAAATGACTGCTACATTTAATAGAATGCCTAAGGACATGTCTATTGAGGATAAAAAGAAATCTTTTGACTTGTTAGTTGAAAAGGATAAACTTACTGATGAAATAAACGGAAAAGACGAGAGCTTATCTACTAAACAAAAAGAGAGAATATCTGAAATAAACAATGAATTATCTAACATATCTTTAGGTGTAAAACCAAATTTAGAAGTTAAAACTGAAGAAGTTACTCCTGTTGAAGCTACAGAGGTAGAAACTACCGTCGAAGAAACAGTAGCATCTACTGAAGAAGTTACACCACAGGCGTACGTTGAAGAACTTACTAAAACAAAAGAGTCTGATCCTGAAGCATATTGGTCTGTAAGTGAGGTATCTCCTGAGGATGCTGCTAAAGGAACTATTATAGACACTAAAGACGGATCTGCGCTAGTTAAACCTGATGGTGATATAGCTGGATTGTTTAAGAAATTAACGTCTAAAACTAAAGGAGTCGCTCAAGACTTACTAAGTAAAGCCGTGGATGCGGGTGGTATTAAGTTGGATAATTTTGACGGATACCTTACTAAACAATACGAGAAGGCCGGTTTTAAAATTGTTTCTAGGGTTCCTTTTAACGAGGAGTATGCTGGTGATTTACAGGGATGGAATAAAGAAAAACATGGGACGCCTGATGTAGTTGCTATGGTTTATGACCCTAACAACGAGTTGGATATTGAAGAAAAAACATTTGATGATTATGATGAAGCCATGGCTTACAGAGATTCATTTGTTGACCAGGCAAAACAAAACGTTAAGGACTCTGAAGATTTAACTAAATTTTTTGATGAGAGTGAAGATGTTGCTATATCAAAAGATATACCTACACTGGTTTCAAAAGCAAAAATAGCATTATCTAAAATACTTCCTAAAGTAGACGTGGTACTTTATGACAACGAAGATTTATATGCCGAGTCTGTAGGTGAGGTTGATAACGAAGTTAAAAGTAACGGTGCGTTTATAGGGAATAAAATACATATAAACCCTAGCAAAGCTAACGGTAGGACCGTAGCTCACGAGGTTTTCCATGCTATACTTTTAAACGCAGTAAAGACTGATATTAACGCCGCTAAGGTAACGTTAAATATGATCAACTCCGTAATGAAGTCTGTGTCTCCTGAAGTAAAAATTAAGTTACAGGAGTTTATAGAGAATGGATATGACGATCAAAAAGAGCTTTGGAACGAAGAAAAGCTAGCTGAACTTGTAGGGTACTTAGCTGACAACTACGAATCGTTATCTAAACCAAATAAAAACCTGATTAAGCAGTGGCTAGATGAGATAGCTAAATTATTTGGATTAAAGCAATTTACTGATAATGAAGTTATTGATTTATTAAATGCAATTGCTGGTAAGGTTTCTACTGGAGAGGTTATTACCGAGGAAGACATTAATGTATTAGGTATTTCTGGTAATATATTTACAAAAATATCAAAACCTAGAAAGTCTATAACGAACTATATAAAATTAGAAAGATTTCCAGTAAATAAGAATACTTTATTTAGAGAAAATATTCCGTTAAGTGAATTCAATGGAAAGACTACAAACATAATTGAGTCTGATAGAATGACCGGCGCATATATTGCTGATGATAAAGGGGATGTTGCTTTTAAGTTTTTTGGCGGTATATACTACCCTGTTATAACTGGAAAGTGGTGGGCCTCTAGAAACACCGCTACTGCTGATAAGATAGTAAAAAATACTAACAAAAACAGAGATGCGGATGGATACCTGTACACATCTCCAATAATACTTGGTAAGGACTCGCACATGAGTAATCAAGACATGTTCGAGGCTGTATGGGAGTTTATGAAGCATGATCTTAGAAGTAAGAATAATAACGTAACGAAGCAACAGTTTCATAAATTAGTTGACAAGGCTTTTTCTGTAAAAAAAATAGTAGGTAAAAAAGATCTTTTAAATATAAAACCTAACGACAGTATAGATACAATGTTAGATAAGTTAGATTCTTTTATGACAGGAAAGGATTTTACTTTTGAAGAGAGAAAGGCTTTTATACAGTCTATTTTAGGAAATCCAAAAGTAAAGTTGGATAGAAACTTTCCTTCTGCTGGATCTATATCTGAGGTAGCCGAAAGATTTACAGAACCTCAAACTAAAAAAGCTGGTGTCCATGACATAGTAATGATAATGAGAACTAAAGGTCAATTAAGTTATTCTCGATCAAATACTTCTGATGAGTTTTATCATAAGTCTTATCCTGTTGAAATAACTTCATCTGAACCTATAGAGGTAATAATGCTTGACGGGTCTTATCCGCTAGGAGAATCTGTTCCAGAGCTTATAAAAAGTACTGGAGATAAATTTACGTGGGATGAGCATTACAAAAAACATTCTAAGGTATCTGACAAGGTAGCTGCCGCTCAATACGGAAGAACGGCTAAGTTATCTAGCGCTTCTGGAACAATAAACGTAAGTAATGATACTAAAAGAAAACAAACTCAATCTCCATTACTAATCGCTATTAAAAAAGCTAAGGACGCTGGTAAAACTGATAAGGCTATTTCAACTTACCTGCAATCTAAAGGGTTTACTGTAAAACAAATTACAGATGCGTTATTAAAATACAGTAAAGATAAGGCTGTTCAAGGTCAAAAGGCGGAAGGTGTTTTTACTAGAGAAGGCAGAAACAATGTTATTACATTTTTAGACTCAGTAAAAAGAAGGTTTACTTCGGCTAGAGCGTTCTTGCCTAAATCTGTTTTTATAGCTAAAGAAGGAATTGAGTCTGGTATAAAAACTCAATCTAAACAAGCGGCTTACTTAGTAAAAGACTTTGACAATGCATTAAAGAATTATAAAGGAGATAAGGATAAATTAATCTCTGACTTCGATAAGTTTATCAGAGGAGAAGAAGTTGAATTGCCAGATGAGTTTATTTTTATAGGTTCTGACATGAGGAACCATATTGATAACTTATCAGAAATGCTTATAAAGTCTGGAGCTGTTGATGAATATCAGGCTGATAACATAACAAAAAATATCGGATCGTATTTAACTCGTTCATACGAAGTGTTCGATAAAAAGGATTGGGCTAAACAGGTAGACAAGGAAATTATTCAAGCAGCAAGAAACTTCTTGAAAAAGCAGTTATTATCTGAAGCTATTAAGGAGGCTGATAAAAGTGGATTAGACGTTGATTCTGTTTTAGAGAATAAAGTAGATTTAGCTATAAACGACCTTATAGATAGAGAAGGTGCCGAGTCTTTTATTTCTGCTGGTAAGACTGGTTCTAAAGATGTGTCTATACTTAAACAAAAAACAGATATTCCGTTAGAAATTAGGGCGTTAATGGGGGAATATACAGACCCTGCTCAGAACTATTCAAGAACTATTTTTAAAATAGCTTCCTTAATAAGTAACGCTAAGTTTTTAAATACTGTCAAAGAAAACGGTACCGGAGTGTTTTTATTTGAAAAGGACGATATCAATAGACCTAAAGAATTTGATACTCAAATAGCTGCTGAGGGTAGTGAAACAATGAACCCATTAAATGGAATGTACACCACTAAAGAAATAGCAGCTTCTTTAAAAGAGTCTGCCGGTCTACTGAACAGTATAGACGTAGCGCTTCCTTTTGAGATATCAAAACCCGTGAAGAACGTTTATGAATACTACATGAAGGCCCTTGGATCTGTAAAATGGTTAAAGACTATAGCGTCTGTAGGTACTCACTTTAAAAACTTAACAGGTAACATAACCTTTATGTTAGCTAACGGATATTTTAAACCAGATGAGTATAGAAAATCTGCTAAGGTAATTTATAATGACTTTTTAAATAAGTCAGATAAAGAGCTTAGAGAAAAAATGAAGGAGTACACAGAGGCTGGAATAGTAGATCAGAGTGCTGTTCTTGGTGAGTTAAGGGATATGTTTAAGGATCCTGACTTTGACAAAACTTTTGAAAGAAGGATGGTTGATAAAAACCTTAACAAAGGACAAAAGTTATTGAACACTATTAAGCGTTACGGTAAAAAAGGAATGTCGTTAGCTGAGAATGCTTATCAAGCCGAGGATGATTACTTTAAAATCGTTGCATACGAAACAGAAAAAAATAGATACGCAAAGGCTATTTACAAAAAAGAGTTTTCAGAGTTAGATGCTAACCAACAAAAAGAAATAGTTAACGAGGTTTCTGAAATAGTAAAGAACAACCTTCCAAATTATGGAAGGGTTCCTGGAGCCGTTAAGTTAATTAAAGCCTTCCCTGTTGTTGGCACGTTCGTTTCGTTTCAATCTGAGGCCTTAAGAACAGCGTACAACATTGTTAACCTAGCTAAAGACGAGATAAAGTCAAGTAATCCGGAAATAAGAAAGATTGGGGCTCAAAGACTAGCAGGTATAATAGCGTCTCAGGCTGTTAAGTACGGGGTAATGTACTTGATTGGCGGTGCTGTTGCTGGAGATGACGAGGATAAAGAAAAAGAGAACGCTAAGAGATATGTGGCCCCATGGTCTAAAAATTCTAACATAATAGTTAAGAATCAAGGTGATGGTAAGTTTAGCTATATAGATATCAGCGCATCTGATCCATTTGGAGGGATTGTTAAACCCCTTAATGCTATGATGTCTGGAGATAATTTACTAGACGGATTTGTAGATGGTTTAAAGGAACTTATGGCTCCTTTTACTAACCCTGACATCCTTAAATCTATGTTCACTGAAATATCTGAAAATAAGGATGCTTACGGAAATGAGCTGTATAACGAGAATGATAGTTTTGAAAAGAAGTCGGAAGCTATTCTTTCTAGGGTTTATAAAACATTTGAACCCGGATCTGTAACGTCGGCTAGAAAAATTTCAGAGTCGGACGACATGCTTAATGAGATGGCTGGACAATTTACTGGTTATAAAGCTATAGATGTTGATCTTAAAAAACAGTTTGCATTTAAGATATACGACATGAAGGAGAACGAACTTTCAGCTAGAAAAATTTACACTAAAGCTGCACGTCAATTTTCAGACAAGAAAATAACTAAAGAAGAAATGGATAAGGCTTACGAGCAATCTAATTCAGAAACATTGAAGTTATACCAAGATCTTAAAAAAGATTACGACGCCGCTACGTACTTTGGAACATTACCTAAGGATCTTAGATCAGAAATGAGAAGATCTAAAGTAGGTAAAAATGTAATTCGAAATATAGCCACAGGTAATTTTAAGGACATGAAAATAAAACAAATTCCTTTAAGTGACGAAGAGCTTAAGATTAAAAATCCAGAGGCTTATAGAATGAGAATGAAATTAAGAAAAGCCTCTAATTAGAGGCTTTATCTTTTATGAACTGTCCGTCTTTCATGACGCCTGACCTTTTACTGATCACATCATACGCGGACTGCAAACAATCTAACAGATCTACTTTTTGCATTTTTGCTTGGATAATAAGGGTTACTAACGTGTCTCCTAAGCCATCCACTACTTCTTCTTTACTTTCCTTGTCAATTGCGTCAAGTATTTCGTTAGCTTCTTCGATTGTTTTTAATGCCTGAGCTGTTGGATTACCTTTGGAAAATATACCTATGCTATCTGCCCAATCCTCAACTAATGCTTCTAATTTTCTATATCTACTTACCATTTCTTATTAAATGACTGGCTGTCCAGTTCTTTTTTTTAATTATTTTTTTTAATGATTCCTTATCGTTAGTTGCTAGTATCATAAGATATAGCGCATCCCTTGTACTTGTGGCATAATGCACAGTAAACGTGTTTAGATCTAGTAAGACTACTCTGTCATATTGAGAGTAGTCTATCATAAATCTTTTTCTTAACTTGCTATTTAATTTATGTTTCATCAGAATACGTGAACTATACGAGCGATCTGTCCGTGAGTTTTAGAGTGTAAGAATCCTTCTATAGCCTTAGGGGCATACTGGTACCCATTACGGCTATGCCATCCATCTGCACTACTTGGACTCCTCATACTCTCAACAGTCACACCAATAAAATCCTTAGACGTCTTATGATGCACGTGATGAGTATAAACGTATCTATGCTTAGTACTACTCCACTCTGGGCTTTCTTGGGCCATAAGCAGTGGTAAGTCTTGAGTCTTAGCTCCATCACCATGACTTGTTCCGATTAAGTTATCATAGTACCTAAAGTACTTTCTATGCTTGATATCACAGTCGAATGTAATATTCTTACAGTCCTTAAAGTATGTCTCAATAACGTTAGCTAAAAAGAATCCGTGGGTAAAGTCGTGGTTAGATGGATTAAAAACAAAGTGAACGTCGGCGACTTCTATAAGCCTAGTAAGCACATCAATGTACAACTCTTTTGCGATTAAGAAGTTATTGTACCACATTCCATCGGTATCTTGTGGAGTACCAGATGTAGTAGTTCTTTTTGGTGTGTCAATGTGAAGTATATCATTACCTCCGATAAACAATACCTTATCGATATTAAATCCTTTAGTCTTCTCTATAATTCCATCTACGCCCTCCTTAACTCTTTTAACCGCAATCTGATTATTATAGTCCTCTCCAGTCTCAAAGCTCATAGATAACTTGCCAATATGACAGTCAGCTGGGTCAACAACTAATAAATAAGTTTCATTATCAATAGGACGCTGTCTAACAATCGTCTTTGGTTTGTTTGGAAGTTCTGATAGGTCTTTAAGAAGACTATCGAAGAACTTATTAACGTCATCATTCTTTAGAATGTTACTAGCAATATTATAGTAAGGAGTTCCTGTATGGGTAACTAGCTTATAGGTTCTGGCCTGTTCAAATGGTATTCCATAGTACACGCAGTACTCCTCGATATTCATTATGGTTCCGTCAGGCTTCATTGCTGACAGTTGCACCTCGTTCTTGTACTGATTAGTGTCAGACCTATTTACCACGTCATGAAACGTACGTCTCACTCCGTCAGTAAACTCTATTCCGAATGATGCGCATGCCCTCTTTACTGCTTTAGTAACTGATAGCCCTCCGGTAACTAGATCGTTAACCATGACTATCATTTCATTAGGATACTTGTTCTTTGCCATATCTTTGTTTTAAAATGTTTTTATATACCTTGTTTACTCTCTCAGAGTTATGCCCCATCTTATAGTAATAGTTCATTACTCTGTATATTCTCTGTAGTGGGCTTTGTTTCATACTTTATAATATTTAGGGTATTTATTTTTTTTTCTTAAATATTCTTTATGATTTTCAATTACTTTAAATGCTTCGTCATATGTTTTATTATGAGAGTATTTTTCAGTTATATTCCATGCATAATTATTTATATTATCTATAGAAGCCCATGTTAAAAAAAAATGTTCCCTACATTGCGGTATGAAAATATCATATGCTATTTGCTTTATTCTATATCTCATAATTTAAACGCTTTTAATGTATGTTCAAATGGATTTCCGTCTATGTTCTTAATTAAGTCTAGCATACTGGACACTACGTCTCTAGTTTCTTTTTGAGTATCTTCTTTTAAACGAAGATTACACATGTGAAAAAATGCAAGTAAACTTCCGGTCCAGATAAATTCAGTTTCTAAAGATAAAGGTAAAACTGAACGGGCTTGTTCCTTACTTACTCCAAGGCTTAATAAAGCTTCATAAGCTAATCTACAAGTTCCTATTATATTTTCTTGTACTTTATCGCACTCCCATTGATTGTCTACTAATCCATCACTTCCTTGCTTACTAGAAGTAGATTGTTTTCTCCACTCACCATTCGGTATTTCATAATATGAATCAGAGAAGTCAACATATCTTCCACTAATACTATTTACAGAAATTCCAATTTGGTGTTTGTGTAATTGACGCTCTACGTAAATAGGACATTTAATTCTAAATTGTAACTGAGGGTGCCTGAAGGGACTAGTGTGTTTATGATTAACTAAGTAGTTAATTAGTTTGCCATTTTGCTCCTCTGTATAATTAGAGGAATCCTTACCGTAACTAACTCTAGCTACATTAGCTATCATTACGTCATCTCCGTAATGTGATAATAACTCTACACTCATTAAAATTCTTTTTTAAGACGTTCCAAATACAAGCAAAAATCCATGGCTTCATCTTGAGCCTCGTCTATCCATTGTAGCGTGGTTAACTTATCATTTCCTGCTAGTGTTGTACCGTACTTTTTAATACCGACATCTGATCTATCTTTAAACTTTTTGATTACTGACTCAACAATAGAGTCTGGTTTTACAGTTTCAAATATAACAGGGATATTCTGAATATAGATTCCGTTACCTCCTAAATTAATATCTTTCTTTCTATATCTTTTAAAGTGACTCTTAAAATCAGCGTCTCTAAACATTGGATGATCCTTATAAAGAATAGATACTAATTCTCCATTATTAATAGACTCGTATACTTGTCCTTTTTTATAAGCCAAGTCGCCGTCTTCCATTATATAATCTTTAGTACACAAGTACTTCTGTCCTTTCTTAATTGTTTTCATTTTCGATATAAGTTAAAATTGTTCTTAATTCTCTAATTGCATCTAGTACTTCTTGTTTTTCTGAATCACACATTCCTTCATACAGCGCATCTGTTTGATCGTTTATGTCCTTGATAATCTGTTCAATATTTTTCATGTTTTTGTTTGTAAAATTATCTTATATATTTAAGCAAATGTAAATAACTTACTAACATTTATTAGCAATATTCTAACAATGTGTGTATCTTTTCGTAAAAAAAGTCAACCTTGTCCTCTGGAACTCTGCTTACTAACCTATAAAGTTTAGATAGCTTTGCATTTTTATTCGATAAGTTCATGTACTCCTTCTCGTCTTCTGATATCAAATTAAGCGCTAGAAGTATCTTTAAGTACTTCTGTCTTTTAATGTTATCAGGCTCTATATGGTACCTAAAGTTATACACTGATCCTAGTACAGTAGCGTGCGTCTTATCAACAGTAGATGCTATCTCTTCATATGTCATGCTGTAGAAGTCGTATAGTATCTTATAGTATATTGATCTTGCGTCTATGTACTCCATTTTCCTGCTCTTTGAATTTAAGTCTAAATTAAACTCAAACATAACATACTTCTTAACTTTTGCAGATATATCTGTAATCTCTTGTTGTGTTAGTTTATTTTTCATGGGTATATTTTTCCTTTAGTGTCGTGTAGGCAGAACGCCTCAAAACCTTGTTTAATTAATTCATCTATTCTAAACTTCTGTAGTGGCTTTAGCGTGTCTCCACCCTCCTTGCACTCTATAAAAATAGTTCTTCCGTCCTTGAAGCAGAATAGGTCTGGATAACCACTAACGCTTAGCTTTATCGTGTTTATCACTATCCAACCCTCGTTCTCGTACTTCTTCTTTACTTTTGCCTGATGCTTGCTTGCCATATCCTTTACATTTGTTACAGTATAATGTGTCGGTGAATCCTATATTAATTATCGCTCTACAGTTGTTGCATAGAGTTGCTCCGTCGCAGTTATTAAATTTGTGTAGTGGCCTCATACTTTATTATCTAAGTAAATTGTTGGCGGGTCAAATGAAATAACAGCAGAATAAAAATCACCAAGCTCTTCGTCAACTAGATCTAAAATTTTTTCTAAATGATCAAAGTCTTTCACGTCTATAGTTAATGCGTAATAATCAACACCTTCAACTTGCTTAGCCTTTAGTTTTTCAATTAAAAACTCATTATCATTTGTTCTGTTAAAATCTATTTCAAATATCATAACTTTTGCTTTTTATATTGTTTCCATTTCTTCTTTGCTAACTTAGTAGCGTTTTCGACTTCATTAAAATAAGTAAATCCATAATTTAAAAGTTTATCTGAAAAGTAACCATCTAGAAAAGCTCCTATATATTTTTCTTTTTCTGTCATAATTCTTTTTCTTTATTTTTAATTATTATATATTCCCAATTCATATCTTCGTTGTATTTAATACATCTTTCTAATAGTTCTTTTGAAGCATGCTGTAGGAATTTAAAGCAAGATTCACACTTGTCAGTATCTTTGTATTTTGGATATATCTGACATATTATACATTTTTCCATGATTTTAAGGTTATAACCTTACGTTACCGTATCTACTTTAAGGCTACAGCCTTAAAATGTGATAACGTAAAGTTCTTTTTGTTAAGTACTTGTTTATACACGTGCGACTCTATACCGCCCTGAGCAAATATCCAGTAGACTTTATTAAACTTTCGGTCCATAGTAGTCATCCTGTCTCGTGCCTGCCAGTAGCTGGTTGCAGAGAAGTCAATATTGTAGAACACTAAGTAGTCAGCATTTCTAAGACTAATACCCTCACGACCAGACACAATCTGTAACGCTATAGACTTATCGGTTTCGTTAAACTCGTCGATGTCAGTTGTCAATTTATCCTTGAATACTTCCTTTAGCGCGTCTAACTCTGCCTTAAACTTATAGAATATACCTATCTTGTTACCATAAAACCTATTCTTGATAAACCCAGCCTTAGACGTGTCGAATACCATGGAGTTACCAGACTCGAACTTAACTGTACCTGAGTACATCTGGTGTAGCTTTTGCTGTAATTTAACGGGTGTGTCGGCTAAAATAACTTCCTCCTTACCTTCGACTACCAGATCCTTTTTTAATCGACTACACATGCTGTATGTGAGTGGACTCATCAATACATAAAGTATCTCCTCCTCAATTTCGGAACTAAATCCGGCCTGCTCCTGCGTAAAGGTGATGACGTAGTCTTTTATCACACTCATCACTTTTTCTCTGTCGGCATCGGAGTAGTCGTTAACCTCATGCGATCCTAGGTACTTCTTCTTAATCTTAACGAAGTCATTAGCCCACTTATAAAAGTTAGTATACTTCCTGAACGGTGACGCGTTAGAAACCCAGAACTGATGATACAACTGACTATAACTCTCAGGGCTCATGGTTCCACTTAGAAATATCATTGGTAGACCAGCGAACATCTTCTTGAATGTCTTAGCTCCAACACCTGGCTTAGGGAATGATCCAAACCTATGGCTCTCGTCGTGCACTACAAGGTCGTAATCACCTGTAAGTTTATGCATGGACTCATCATTCATTACCTCTAAAGAAAAATGCTGTGCGTAGTTGAAGTCGTTATAATCTCCAACAATAGAGCTAATAGCTTTCTTCTTGGTAAGGAATAATACCTTGTTAGCTCCAAATAACTTAGCAGTTTCAAGCGCCATAAGGGTTTTGCCACAACGAACCTCTGCTGCTAAATAAACAATTTTGTTTACTTTTAAAATCTTCACAGCCTTATTTGCTATGTCTACCTGATAATCTCTAAGCTTTTTTTCCATATACCTCTTTGTATTTATAGGCTAGATTGTTGTTGCAAAACTCAATCTCTTCTGGTGTTAATGTCTTATAAAATATAGTACGTCCACCTGTAAATTTTTTAGCCTTGATGCATGACTTTTCATTTAAATAATTCCTGAATGACTTCTTACATTCACGTAAGTAGAAGGGAAATAATGGTAGTCCATCGTACCTTTGATCTACCGACTTAATGTTTCCGAACTGCCAAGACAATTCATCGACATGAATCTCGTCTTTGATCGATACCTTGTCTATTTTTAATAAATCCTGAAACTTTGTTTTAATTTCTGTGGAAGGCTTGTTAAGTACAAACGCTACCTCTCTGTAGTTTAGTGTCATAGTAGTTCGTTTAAAAATAATACTCTGTTCTCTCTGGCCTTGTCTATGTTATCTACTACGTGATTAATAACGTGTGACAGTAGTAACAGATCAGGCTCGTCAAACTCTGCTATCTGACTTATTAGTCTGTGTCTAGAGTTCATTAGGTTGGTCACCATCTGAGGATCATTCTTATACATTACGTTGTAGTTGTATATGACGTCCTTTTCAATATCGTTCTTGAGTAGGTTTGCTAGGTTTTTTGTTTTACCTTTTAACCTCATCTCGTCCATTAACTCCAGTGCTAGCTGTAGTGTTAATGATAATTCAATTCCTGTCTTCATCTTTATACTGAATTAAAAATCCTATTAGTACTAAAATATTCATGCCGAATGAAGCGATGATCTCTCGTATGTCCTCGTAAACATTAATAGATAAGTGCACGTGACCTACTACCCAGAACGGTATAGCTAGGTTACTTGCTATCCATACTATAGTGTACTTAAGAAACCTCTTCATCTGTGAACTGATTAAAAAAGCTTTCTATACTTTCAAGCTCTAGTTTGTGCATTTTATTTAGCTGTCTAATCCTAGATTCTTTAGCGTCATCTAAAGAGCTAAATATGTAATTACAATTTAAGCTTAATGATGTTTCCTCATTACCCTCAAAGTTAAATACTAATCCCTTTGGGATATCCACCTTGTAGTATATCTCTGGATTTAAATTGTCGCTAAGTTCGATGCCTCTTATTATGCCTCTGAATATACTGTCTTTTCCATAACCAATAAATACGTCGTCTCCAAGACTGAACTTCTTTTCGTTTCTTAAGAATCCGAAATACTTGTCATAATGATTCTCAAATCGAACCTTGTATATATTATCTATTGTCATAATTCCTTTTGTTTTTATATTCCTGAATAATAAACTAATCCTAAAACTATGTCGTAATAAAAATACATTCTTGAATTCTTATCTCTTTCACTCCAAAATCTTACCATCCTTTTTCTTTTTTAAACATTTCTAATAGTTCTTTTGTTGTATATTTATTATCGTGATTAGAAAATTTATAAATATTACCTTTTTCATTATTGTCGTAAAATTCAACACAATAATCCATTGTCCAATAAAAAAACTCAACAGCGTAATCATCTGCTATAACTTGAAGTTGTACATCTCTAATTTGCACTCTTGGTTTAGTATCTAACCATTTTTTAAATTTATCTTGTAGTGTCATAACTTTTTTATTTATATTTCCATGATTTATTATTAATTATCTTGCCAACTTGAGTTTGACTTATTCCAAATAATTCTGCTAATTCTCTCTGAAAATAAATTCCCTTTAAGTTTTCTTTTTTTAATTTCTCAACTTCTGATCTATTTAACTTAGACATGGAATGGGTTTCTCCTGAATTAATTAGTCCGTTTTTATAAGCATGTATAGAATTTTCTGAAGGACTGCACCACTCGAGATTTTCTACTCTATTGTCAGTCTTTATTCCATTAACATGGTTTACTTGAGGTTTGTTTTCTGGATTTAATATATGCGATAACGCTACTAATCTATGAATTTTCATTTGCTTTCTAACTCCGTCAATGTAAATATTAACTGCTAAATATCCGTCTTTCTTTTTAATGTTTTTTAATACATTACCACGTTTACCTATCACGTCTCCGTAATTACTTATGTAAAAATCTTTATATTTTTTAAATACTTTTTCCATAATTTCAACTATATTTATTCACTATGTATTTATAAACCTCGCTTAATTTTTCCTCGGCTTTTTGAACTGTTTTGTACCTCATAGATCCAAGCACTTCTGTACTGGTATACTCGTTACCATTCTCTCTATGCCAATCTTTACCACAAGAAGATATGCCTCCTCTTCTAATAGCGATACAGAACTGACCATCAATTGGTTTAATATAGACTTGATAGTCGAGTTCTATACACTTTTTAGCATCAGAATAAGAGTTGTGGTTCATCTTTTGGTTTTTCTGTCTGCGGTTTGTCTACAAACTTTATCCATCTTCCGTTCATGTCCCTACCCTCTATCGGCTGTACCCCAGATATAAATACCCCGTACGAGTCTAGCCACTTATAGAACATATTCCTAGAGATAGTCATCTTAGCCTTAGGGGCAAAGTCTGGATTGTCTTGAATAAAGTCAACGTAAAGGTCCTGCTTATAAATTACAGTGTTGGTCTTCAGCTTATCACTGTGAGCCTTACCGTCAATAAGACCACACCAATCGATAAACTCATGGCACGTCTCGGCTGATAACTTTCTGATCTTCAAGTTAACGAACGTACTCTTGATTAGTCCAGTAGTTAAGTAGGCCTGCAAGTTGTTGATCATGTAGTTATCGAATCGACACCACTCATCCTCGTCCCACTCGCTAAACAATAACCTACCGAACTCAACCTGTGGTGTAAACTCCTTGGTATAGAACTGCTTGAACTCTAACTCCCATTTACGTCTCTCGAATGAGTTACCCTTACCCTTGATCGCGTAGTTTGTTGTGATGATAATCTTTGGTGACTTGTCAAATGGTATCTTGATCGCATCCTTGTTCTTCTTCTCAATTGTAATACCCTCTGTAATAACGGAGAACAATCTCTCAAAGTCAAAGTGCTTCTTAACGTCATCAAATGATAGTACCTGTGTGTCAACCGACGTGGTCTGGTATGGGAACGAACTATCAAAGTTGAAACGCTTACCATCGATCGAAGCGGTATTCTTCATCTTAGATACAGCATTAACAAACAATCCCTTACCTGTACCTCCCTCTGGATTGTCGGTGATCACCTCATCATTCAGTATCACAGCTGGGCAGTAAGAGAAGTTCTTGTACCCGTGCAACAAAAATCCGATTGTACTCTCCATTGACTTAATTCTACTCTCGTCACCTCCAGATATGTTAGAGATAAATACCTTGTAGTCACAGTCCGTAACCTCGCATATATCAAAGTCTCTATCGATAACCTGATCGCTCCATACGTATCCGCCTAGGTCTAGGTAGTCAATAATGTTTACCTTATCCTTAGTGATATTGACAGCGCAGTTTCTATAGTACAGGTACGCGTTGTCCTTGTCGTCTTCCATGAACGATACGTCAACTGATGTAAGTAGTGACAAGAAGTCGTCCTTAAAGAAGCGCGTCTTATCAGCAAAGTAGTTATAGATTGACAAGTCGTCAAGTCCTTCTAGATACGTCAAAACAAAGTCCTTAATCTCATCGTCAGATGTGTGGTTGATGAGGTTGTTAGTTACTCGTACAAATATAGAACTCTTACTCCCAGACGGTGTGAACTTATAGAACCCGTTGTCCTCTAAGAACTCCTTGAATAGGTAGTGAACTATACTGATAGATCCCTTGTCTGACTTGGTCCAGAACTTCTTGGCTGACTCGTCCTGATCTATTGTACTAATCACCGTGTCGATTGTGTTCTCGTCTAGCGCTGTAGTCATAAGCTCAGACTTGATGTCCTTCTTGGACACTCCTCTCTTAATCTTTTGACGTACCTGAGCCAGCTTGTCGTCGTCCTCGTAGAACTTTGTACCGTGCTTGCTTGTGTTTCTATACGCAGACTGAATAGCTGTGTTAATCTCAGACATAGGAAAGTCCTTGGCCTGAAACTGACTCATAACATACTCGGCCAGTGACTGAGATATCCCGTACTCGTTGAATGCTGATGCTAATATAAACACGTTGTTGTTACGCTCTCCGTCTACCAGTCCATACCTCTTTGTCCACCACTTCATTAGGATGTCAACGATCTTATTCTCGTTTGTTATTGGTATGGTTGGTTGAGAGTTGAACTTCTCCTTCTCAACGTACTCATGCTCAGCTACTTCTGTCCACTCTTCAGAGTCCTCGTTGATGTATATTGCTGGATCATATGACTCATAGCATACGCGAGATATGTTCTTGCACGCCTTATCAAACTGAGGAGAGTCGAAGTGCTTCTCTAGTGCGTTAAAGTAGTTCTTGTGATTGTCTGGATCCTTAGGTATCTTAACGATCACCTTCAGTCCATCTCCTGATGGCGATATAAATACAGAGTAAACATAGTTGTCTGTAGACAGTATGTCCTTCTCCATCTTCATCTCCTTAGCCGTAGCGTACCCATCAAAGTCTAGGCATATATATCCACTGTGTTCTACTAGCGCGGTGTCGAGTCTTTTATTAAATGTACCCGAGAAGCATATCGCTGGTAGTGACTGCTTCATAATGTTTCTGAGCGACTTGTCCTTTTCTTTTCGGATCTTTTCTACTAGCTCCTTGGAGTGACCATCTCTGGTGCGTTCTAGTATCTTTTCGATTGGTCGAAAGAATGGCGTCTCAGTTTGTTTTATATTAGCAAATATTGTTACCATTGATTAAAATTTAAATTAAAAAGGCCCCGAAACACTCGAGGCCTGATGAGTGTGATACGTCTAATTACGGGATATCGTTAGTCGCTTCCTTCTTAATGTTCCATCCCTGGATGCTGTTGAAGTACTTAGTCTCTCCTTGTGGGTTAGTCCATTCTCTCCCTTTAAGATTTATACCAACCTCTACGTCGTCTCCTATAGAGTACTTATCTAACACTGCACACTTGTCCTGATTGAACTCGATGCTAATGTGTTGTGGAAACTGCTCGTCTGTAGTTACTACAATTTCTCTTTTTGAAAACTTTTCAGATACTTGTTGTGTTGATCCGATGAACTTGATTTTTCCTTTTACTTCCATGTTGATTAAATTTGATTGTTAATTTTATGATATTTTTCTTTATTAATTTTGTAGCAATTTATAGCGTCGTCCTTACTTGAAAATGAACCTAAATGTATTTTTTTATAGTTGACCATTATATATGATATCCATTTTTTAGATCTTTTACAAAATGAAAACCCATTTACATTTTTCATATTCATTGCATTCTGACTCTTAGTTACACTTCTAAGATTTAGTATTCTATTATCTGTCTTTATTCCATTTATATGATCAATACATTCTACCGACTCATTATATTTAATGTACCATGCGAATTGATGTCCATACAAATAGTAGCAGTTTTTGTTTTGATCTCTCAATGTTAATAATCTATATCCGTTTTTAGTTGTTTTTATACATTTTTTTCCTGTCGGAGTTGTTATGTCTCCAGTTTTTTCGTCGTAAATAAACCCTAAAGACTTAGCTAATAAACATTTTTCAATCTTATCCATACTACAATTCTTCTTCAATGATGTAACTATTTATGTCAGCCCAAGCGTCCTTACCAAAGAACTTGTTGTACTGATCAATCGCCGAGATTACCTTAACTCGTCCAGACTCTAAGAAGTCGTCGCTACAAGTAAACTCTCCTAGCATCCCCGTTTCCTTGTCTATAACATAGAACACTAACGGCTTACCGAAAAACTCTTGGTACAGGTACGCCTGACTATCGTAGTTGTACTTCTTTGCGCTGTATCTAAACTCTGATATCTTTGACGTTGTCTTAATGTCTATGATCATCTCGTCGGTCACAATGTCAGCCTTACCCTTCCACATAGCTCCATATATCTCCTTAACATTTGGCACCTCGAACTGATTACCAGCCTTGTAGATGTTATCGTAAAAGTGCAGGTTGCCCTTCATTACATTGACAAGGTTGTTAAGTTCCTCTACCTCAGGTCTAAGGATAAGTATACTAGCTCCAGACTCCTTGATCGCGTCCTTGTAGATATTCGTGTTACGGCTTGACGCGTCCACGATATTAAAGTTACCCAACTTATCTGGCTCCAGCATTGCGGTGTGAAAGTAGCTACCTTCGATCATTGCCTTAGTAGTCTCTCCTCTTTGCTTAAAGTTCTTAGGATTGTTTAGTAAGTCTCCAATGTCTGAGTTAGACAAGAACTGCTTACCTAGATCACCGTAGTAGTCCGCGTCGTTTTTTAATTGTTCAATGATGTTAGTCGACATAATTTCCTAGTTCTTTTTTAGTAGCAGTAGAGATTGTGTACTTAGACTGCAGGTTGTTAATAATACTAGCCAATCCTAGTTGCTTGTTTGCCTTAACGTACTCGATAACTCCAGCCCAGTTAGGTGACTCTGGTGTTAGTTCCGTCTTAGCATTTACTGGTGCTGATCCCTCTCCTACCGATATGATCCTATTGATCGCTAGTCCCTGAGCCTCTCCGATACGTCCCTTGTTAGGCTTAACGCTTAGCTCAATTGTAATGTTCTTCCAAGCATCAACGTTACCTGACTTGACCGCATTGTGTAGCATCTTACAGTTTCCTGAGTTCAGGATCATTGGCTTGGTTGGTCGTCCAGATGGTAGTTTAGCTTCCTTGAAGTAGGCTACGTTCTTTAGCTCCTGCTTGGTTAGTTGTACCATCTTCTGCTCTACCCTATCAACGGTGAGCTGTACTGGTCCGTCTAGTTCGTATGAACTCATGAACGGACTGTCGAATGCGTCTTTCCAGTTTGTCATTTTATTTTAGATATTATTTGTTTCACTTCCTCTATCTTGGCAATGCAGTCCTTTACGTCCTGACAGTTCTCTGTCTTAAGATCCAGATACTTTCTAAGCGCTTGTTCCACGCTGAGGTAGTACCACTTGTCTGTGAATATAAAGTCTACCATCTCACCATCCTTCTCTCGCTGTCTTGGTGTAGCGAAGTGCAGTGTTGTACCTACACTATCTGATTTGATTGAATACTCTTCGTCTAGTTTCATGCTATTTAAGTTTTAAAATTTCTGTGTACTTGTTCATGATATGCACTCTGTGACTCTTCATTGAGTGGTAATGCTTTTGATTGTTTCGATTGGTCAGTTCCAGCCTTATCTTGGACTGGATGCCATTGAGCGAGTTGTTGTAGTTAAATATACACACGTTGTACACGCCTACTCTGAATCCTAGATCGTAGAATACTTGGTACTGATCGTCGCAAATCTCTGTGTACGAGTCTCCTATGATCTTTGTGTTGTATATCTTAATGTCTCCGTCCGTGTTTTCTATCTTTATTCCCTTGTAGATGTATGACACCGAGTAGGGAGTAACTAGCTTTGTAGCTAACGGATCTGTACTTGCCTGATTAAAAATTTCTTCTTTCATGTGGCAAATATAAATCTATAAAAGATAAATTCCTAATTTTTTTTCAAATTCTTTTAGCATTAGTTCAGCTATTCTTTTTGACTTTACAACTATTCCAAACACAGATGGATTTACAGATGAAATTTCACATACTGAAGGATGAGGCCCTGCAAATATTCCAAACTTTAACTGATTATAATCACTCCAGTCTGGCGTCCATCCGTCGTTGTGAGCTATTGCAAAGTTTGTCATTTCAGCCATTAAATTACACTTGAAAGCTACATTGTTAGCGTCTTCTTCTCTTTTAAATACAAAAAGAGGGTTGGCTAGTACGTTTCTTGACCCCTTTAACGTATGGAATCCTTCGTCTGCGTATGAATTTATTTGGTAATAAGTCTCTACAGATGGCCTAGATAATAGTTTTGAGTGCAACCACACTTTTGCTGGACTAATTAATTCTTTTAATTGTTTAATAGTAAACTCTCGTCCGTTTATATTTATTGTTTCCATTGCTCTTTTAGTTTTTCTTTTATTGTTTTTAATTTATTAATGCAGTACGTGTTGTCTCTGACCTCTAGTACCGCTATAACTATATCTATGTCGTTAAGTATTTCTTGTTGCTCTGTCATTAGAATAGTCTTTTTATTTGTTGCTTGTCCATGGATAGAACGCTAGTTAATGCGTTGTCCATGTCGTCGTTGGTACTTAAAATTTTGAAAAGAACGTGTACTTTCCTGTCTGTCAGTCGTTTGCCTTGTGAGAAACTCTTCACTCTCATCAACGTCTCTTGGAACTTGTTGTGCTCGTCTGGGGTAGTCAAGGTCTCTCCTTGATCATTTACCCATCTTCCGTTAATTACTTTCATCGTATATTGTTAGTTTAGAATCTATAGGTAGATCGTACCATAGATCGATTAGTTCTTGATTAATTTCTTCTTCTCCGTATAGACTCTGTAGTTCTTGACGTCCTAGAGTTCTGTACCATGTGTCTAGCTTGTTTTCTATTGCTTCTCTGTATGTTGCCATTCGTATTTGATTAGTGCAAAAATTATATTCTGCCTGGTTAATTTTTTAGCCTCTGACCAGCTAAGGTTAGACTCGTTCATTTCGTACTTTGCAAGTTGTCCAAATTTTTTATTGTACTCGCGCTCTCTGTCAAGGTAGTTCTTGATGTTTACTTTTCTTCTCATCTATTAAATAATTAATGTAGTTATAAATTTCTATTTCACGTTCTGTGCTGACTATCATTGTCGCTATCGTATCGGAATCTATTATCCCGTTGTCGTTAAAGAAGTCGTCGTATAGACTCTTTAGTTCTCTGTTGAGACACTCTAGTTTAGAGGATATCTTTATACTGGCTTCATGTTGCATAGTAGTGATATTGTTATTGTTATTTCAATAAGCGACACTAGTATCACAGCTACTCCAAACGGATCGTCTTTTGTTTTTCTTATCCCCCAATTGGAAAGGTGTGTTAGTGTTGTGTGTAGTAGTATTACTACTACTACGGCTAATGCTAGTGGTATCTGTATCATAATTTTATTTGTTTTTAAATTGTTTACTTAAAATAGGAACTACTAAAATAGAACCTACTCCATAACCTAATAATAAACCTGTAAAAAATTCCATATCTTATTTGTTTTTAAATTATTTTTATTAATTTGAATAATCAATACAGACTATTGTATCGTTATAAATACCAAAATTTTCTTTTTTAGTTTCCCCATTTCTAACATCAGAGAAGTGATCTAATTCTTCGTCTGTAAGTTCTCTTCTAATTGGTTTGCAATATTTCTGTATTTGAATTAATCCAAAAATGCTACAATATAATGAAGGCGCTATTTTATTTTTTTGTTCTTCGATACATTTAAATGTTTTATAATAGTTGCGCTCATACCAATTTGCATAGCATCCATTTAAGAAATTAAAATGGCTATAAGAATGATTGGGTATTTTAATGACATAGTTTCCTATTTTAAAAACTATTCTTGTCACACCGCGTTTCATATCTTATTTGTTTTTAAATTGTTCAAACCAAGTCTTTATGCATTGCGTAGTAACCGACCTTTTGCCGTGCCTTTCGTTTGAATGAACAAGTAATCTAAAAACTTCGTCCTCGCTATACTTATTCTTGTCTTGTTCTTGTTGCCATTTAGCACCCATTATTACTAATTGCATTAACGATTTATAATTATAAAAATGATTTTCATTTGTAATTCTTTTCGCAAATTCTTCAAGTGTTTCTTGTTTATTATAAACCTTTTGGTTTTTCTCTAATTCAGAAAGTTCATTTATTTTTTCCCAAATTTCTGATACTTTAATACTTTCATCAAAGTTATCTAATCCATCAGAAATAAACCATTTTAATTCTTCTATTGCTGTCATATCTTATTTGTTTTTAAATTAAATAAATAATTTCAGTTGTGTAATTAACTCCTAGTGTGTCCATATTTGAACAAAATCTTTCAAACTCTTGTCGAGTAAACTTTACAAAGGATAATATTCCTTTTATATAAATTCTGTATTCTTTTACTGGCATATCTTATTTGTTTTTTGTGAATATTTTATCCCAATCCTTACCAATCCATTCGATATATTTATCTCTTGATTTTTGGTATTTTCTCTCGTTTATTTCCATTGCTATAAAGCATAAAACCATTAAAAAAAATGGTATTGCCACTAAAATATCAATTGCTGTCATATCTTATTTATTTATTATAATAATCACTATTTGAAACATCGCGTGTAGAAACTCCTAAATATAAATTAGTATCTATTTTTTTTCTTAACTCAACCTTACCTTCTTTTGCACTATACCAATTTCCTTGATATTTAAACTCGAATCCACTATCTCTCATTACTATAGTCATTTCTTCTTTATCATCTGTTACCAATGTTATTGGTAAGTAAACTTGTTCTAATTGGAACGAATAATCTTGATTAATTTCTATTTTCATATCTTATTTTTTTTTAAGTTTGTTAAAATCTTCGGTCATTTGTAACCATATCACCCCACCTTTTATCAATTATAAAATTAAAAAATCCTTTAATTCCATACACATAGAAATAATAACCGCCTCTTGAATACATTCCGACTGAAGCACCTTTACGCCCCCAACAAGTATATTTTGCTTTTTTACCAAATACAATTCCTCTATCTATTTTCATATTTTATTTATTTATTGAAAATTTCATTGTAATAATTTTCATTTAATTCAAAAGTATTATCACTATCAGAATAACCATTTTCATAAGCATCAATAATCTGTCGCTTTTCTAATTCTTTAGCTATATTAAACAACCCTCTGTAATATGGATCGTCTTCAAAATCAATGCTTGGCAGTCTATTAGCTAACCATTCTATTGCTGTCATAAGTGTAGTATTGCTTCGTCTTCGTTAATATCCTCGTCTTGTATCTCTAGTCTTAAGTTGTCTTGGTCTAGTATGGTTAGGAAGAATGTCCATGAATTTCCGGTCTTCCTTGCCCTAGTTGGAAACTTTTTTGATTCTAGTGTAGGTCTCTTAAATACAACCTTATTGTCGTATACCTTGTATACAAATTCTTGACTGAACCAGTCGTTACTGATACTCACATTAAATCTATACGGACATGTTGCGCTGTTAGGGTACAGTCTAACTTCGTTTTGTTTTATCGGTGTTCTCATATCTTGCTTGTTTTTATAAATCCAATCTCTACCCCAATCTGAACGTCATCCCAGTCCAGTGCGTCTTCAAGGTCTTGTCTTGTTACTATCTGTGATTCACTCTCATCGTTGTATAGGGCAAATAATGTTTTGCCATCGTGAAAGTATTCTATTGCATCGTGATAGCTTAGTATCTGCCATGCAAATCCGTCCTGTGTTAATTTTTCCATAGTGTTATAATGTCGTATTTGTCGTTGATGTATAGGTACGCGTCGTCTGTTTCTTTATAGAATCGATAAGGCGTTCCGTTCTTGATTAGTATATTCATTACTTGTTTACTACTACTACCATCATGGTAAAGAATACTGCCCATAGCAGTATCACGTAGGCTATTTGTTTTTTCATAGTTCTGTTGCTTCTTTAATTAGTTTTCTTATAGCATCAATATCTAATTCTTGAAATACATTTTTATCCCAACAATCAACAATATTTTCTAATTCATTTAGCATTTCAGGTGCTTTTGATATTAGTAATGCGTTGGCTCTGAATTCTTCATCAGGCAATTCATCGCGCATATCTTGTTTTTTAGAGAACGCACAAATAACGGTGTTATCTCCTCCTGCACTAAAAACATAATGCGGTGTTGTTTTTATACAACAGCTCCACCATTTCCCTTTTGTTCCTTTAAATTCCATATCTTATTTGTTTAGTTATTAGGTACGCAGCAATTGGACGGACATACGACCGCGCACTGAGGCGTATCGTGAAAGCCAATACACTCTGTACACTTATCCGCCACGATATAGAACACATCGTCTGATTGTGGCGGGTACTTAGTCGTGTCGTTCTTGTACGTCCATTGCGTACTTGGTTCATATATTGCGTTGTTGGGACACTCCCACTCGCATAGTCCACAATTGATGCAGCTATCTGTTATTTTGAGACTCATATTTTTGTCGTTCTATTAGTAGCGCGTCTGCTAATTCGTAAGATGAAATCACAACTTCATTGGTATATCCTTGCGTTAGTAGTCCTACTATTATCTGACCAGCGAAGTAGTCGCGTAGTGTCATGCCTGGATTGAACTTGTCTTCTGAATGCTTTAATGGAAAAGCGGCTATGTTTTTAGTTTTCATTGTTTAAAAAGTTTAAGTAATCCTTGTACGATTCGTATACGGCTTGTATTTGTTTAAATTCTTTCGTTCCTCGTTTTGTTTCTATTTCTTTGTCGCTATTGAAAAAGTCATCCCAGTCTTGTATATTTCTCTTTTCGCATCCAATATGGATTAGGTTACCATCCGTAATTCCATGTGACCATTTGCAGTATATAGGTAACTTATTAGCTCCGTCTAAACTAGCTCCGTCTAAACTAGCTCCGTTTAAACTAGCTCCGTCTAAACTAGCTCCGTCTAAACTAGCTCTGTATAAACTAGCTCCGTTTAAATTAGCTCCGTTTAAACTAGCTCCGTTTAA